GGCTGAGGACATTTTGACAGTGCTTGAAATTCTGGAAGGACGGGCAAATGGCAGCTGACGCAATCAGTTATGACAAGAATGAGTTGCGTGCCATTGTCCGTTCTTTCAAAGCAATGGACGAGGAAGCAACCAACCAGGCAAAGCAGGCAACCAGCGAACTGGCCACCTGGGTTCAGGGCAAGATTCAAGCCGCTGCGTCAAGCCGTACCCGTAACCTTCAGGATAATCGCGTGGCCGACGGTTCGAAGGTTTCAAAGTCTTCAAAGATAGGTGAAATTTCATTTGGCTATGCTGGACAAAAATTGAGTGGTGGCGCGTCAACTCAACAGATTTGGGGTGGCGCAGAATTTGGTTCTAACAAATACAAGCAATTCCCAGTGTGGTCAGGTCGTGAAGGTCGTGGTTCTCGCGGCTGGTTTATCTACCCAACCCTTCGAAGCGTTCAACCAGATATTGTCAAAAAATGGGAAGAATCGTTTTCTAAGATAGTTAAGGAGTACAACTAATGGCTGGCAGTCGTACCCTCAAACTTTCAATTCTTGGTGACGTCGACAATCTCAACAAGTCACTAAAAACCGCGTCGGCTGACGTTGATTCATTTGGCGACAAAATGGGCAAAGTTGGCAAAATGGTTGGCGCAGCATTTGTCGCTGCAGCGGCCGCCGCAGGTGCCTATGCAATCAAAATTGGTATTGAAGGCGTCAAGGCTGCGATCGAAGACGAGAAGGCACAGACACAATTGGCGCTGGCGTTGGAGAACGCAACTGGCGCAACACAGGCACAAATCAAGGCCACCGAACAATCTATCCTTCAAATGTCATTGGCCACAGGCATTGCGGATGACGAATTGCGCCCAGCGCTGGGTCGCCTGGTTAGATCGACGGGCGACATCACAAAGGCGCAAGATTTATTGGCCACCGCCCTAGATATTAGCGCCGCGACTGGCAAACCAGTCGAAGCCGTTGCAGTTTCGCTATCTAAAGCCTACGACGGAAACACGACCGCGCTGGGCAGATTAGGAATTGGTTTATCAGCTGCGGAACTGAAAACAATGTCATTTGAGCAGGTTCAAGGCCGTTTGTCAGATTTGTTTGGCGGTGCTGCAGCCCGTAACGCTGACACCTACGCTGGACGAATTGCAAGAATGCAAATTGCGTTTGACGAAGCAAAGGAAACAATCGGTTTTGCGTTGCTGCCAATTTTGGAAAAGGTCATTAATTTCATTAATCAAAACGCATTGCCAGTCATCAATGCGTTTTCAGGTGCGTTTAGCCTTAATGGTAACGGCCTGGGTGGAATCATTACCAATCTTGGAAACACAATTGTAAATGTTTTCACGCCAATTATTAACGGTTTAATCAAAGCATTTAATTACGTTAAAGACGCGCTCAGTGACAATTTGGAAGTATTCAAAACTTTTGGCAATTACGTTTCAACTTACCTAGCCCCGGTCATTGGCACCGTTCTTGGTGGCGCACTGCAGGTTGCTGGCAAAATTGCTGGTGGCGTCATTGACGTCATTGCTGGCGTCGTTAAGATTTTAAATGGTTTGATTTCAGGTGCGGTTGCTGGAATCAATGCGCTGATTGGCGCTTATAACGCAATTCCATTTCTGCCAAATGTTTCGAAAATTTCCACACCGAATGTCAGTGTGCCTTCAATCAAAACCCCAACGGTGACAACTTCCGTTCCGTCAATTCCTTCGATTTCAGCACCTTCCACTGGCGGCGCAGTTTCCAGCGGTGGTGGTGGTGGTGTGGCAACCGCAGCTAAAACCGCTGCAACAACTGCAGCCAAAATCACTGGTCTAGGCGCTTCAGGGGTTTCAGGGGTTAACACGACCAATTTGGCTGGAATAGCGGCTGCGTCGGGTGCCACATACAACATCACGGTGACAGGCGCAATCGACAAAGAAGGTACGGCTAGAACGATCGTCGAAACCTTAAACAATTCTTACTATCGCGGCACTGGTGGCGCAGGAAATCTAGTCGCATGACCCAATGGACGCCCGTTTGGAAAGTCGAAATCGACGGCGTTGAATACACTTCAGCGGTTTTGGCAAACCTGACCATTCAAAGTGGCCGCACAAACATTTATGAGCAGGCGCAGGCAGGCTACACCAACATTCAATTGATCGACGTTAACCAAGCGACCATTCCAGTCAACATCAATTCCACAATTTCAATTTGGGTCAAAGACACATCAAATGCGTTTGTGCCCATTTTCGGTGGCAATGTCGTGGACATTGGTTTGGAAGTCCGTGACGTGGGTTCGACCATGTTTACACAGACTTATTCAATCACGGCACTGGGCGCATTGGCGCGTCTGCCTAAGGCATTGACCAACGGCGTACTTTCCAAAGATTTTGACGGGAACCAGATTTACACAATACTTTCAGATTTATTGCTGGAAACCTGGGCGGAAGTACCAGGTGCGTTAACGTGGGCAACTTATGACCCAACTGCCACGTGGGCAACTGCGGGCAATATCGGCCTGGGCGAAATTGATCAGCCTGGCGATTATGAATTGGCAGCGCGGTCAAGCGATCGCACTGATGTTTATTCGTTAGTTTCAGCCCTAGCAACTTCAGGCCTTGGTTACATTTATGAGGACGCCCAGGGACGAATTTCCTACGCAGACGCCACGCACCGCAGCCAGTATCTATCCGCAAACGGATACGTCCAAATAACTGCCAACCAGGCGCGCGCAGCTGGTTTGCGTACCGAAACCCGTGCAGGCGACGTGCGAAACAACCTCACCATAAAGTACGGCGCGACAAGTAGTTCAGAAGTCAGCGCCAGCGACGCAACTTCAATCCTTACTTATGGCACACTTTCGCAGATCATCACCACAACCTTACACAATTCGACCGACGCCACTGACCAGGCCGATTTCTACCTGGCGCTACGAAAAGACCCGCAACCCATTTTCAGCGAAATCACTTATGACCTCACAAACCCAGAAGTGGACAACGCAGACCGCGACGCCCTAATTGAAGTCTTTATGGGAATGCCAGTGGCAATCAATGACCTACCTTCTAACATGGGTTTAATCTTTCAGGGGTTTGTTGAAGGCTGGACATTCCGCGCAGGATATAACACCCTTTCCATTTCCTTGAATCTCTCACCCGTTTCATACTCATTGCAAGCATTACAATGGAACGAAATTTCCAATGCCTTTACCTGGTCGGGCGTGTCGCCAACACTAGACTGGGCGCGTGCCACAATTGTTACCTGATAAGGAGAAAAAATGACAAACCCTACAAGCAATTTCGGGTGGCAAATGCCCACTTCGACTGATTTGGTCACAGACCTGCCAGCCGATTTTGAAGTATTTGGTCAAGCCGTTGACACTTCACTCGCCGATCTTAAAGGCGGCACAACAGGTCAAATTTTGGCTAAGGCTACAAACACCGACATGGACTTCACTTGGATAACAAACGACATTGGAGATATCACTGCGGTCACGGCTTCATCACCATTGACGGGCGGTGGAACGAGCGGCGCAATTACAGTAGGAATTCAAGACGCTACGACTGCCGACAAAGGTGCGGTTCAATTAACAGATTCGACGTCAAGCACGTCAACGACAACTGCGGCGACGCCTAACAGTGTTAAATCAGCCTTCGATCTTGCAAATGCAGCAATCGCAAAATCAATTGTTGACGCAAAAGGTGATCTTATTGCCGCGACTGCTGCGGATACGGTTTCACGTTTGGCAATTGGTACAAACGGTCAAGTTTTAACGGCTGATAGTGCAGCGGCAACTGGCATGAAATGGGCTGCGGCAGCTGGTGGTGGAAAAGTCTTGCAGGTAGTTGCAGCAACTTATTCAACTTACACCACAAATAGCACTGCAACTTATGCGGACACAGGACTGACAGTATCAATCACGCCTTCATCCAGTACCAGTAAAGTTCTGGTCATTGCTACTCAAAATGGTTGCGGAAAGTTTACGACTACTGGTTCATCCATTTATGTTCGTTTAGTGCGCAATTCTACGGAAATTGGATTTAGCACTGGTGCTTATAACGGCGGAAGTGGATCGGCGGCGTACAACTTCATCGGTTCGCTATCTAATGTGGTTTTGGACAGTCCAGCAACAACATCAGCAATTACCTACAAAACACAATTCAAAAATGAAATCGCACAAAGTTATGTTTCGATTCAAAATAGCGGTGACAATTCGACAATTATTGCAATGGAAATAGGTGCATAATGGCAAATAGCGGAGAAGTTTTGAATATGTTAATTCCACAGGGCGGTTGGATTACTAGTGGAAATGAATATGAAGGCGTTCAATTTATAGACTGCGAACCAATCACGAAGGCAGAATTTGAAGCAGGTTTTGCAAAGGTCGATCAAATGAAGGCTGAAGCCGAAGCAAAGGCACAGGCCGACAAAATATCAGCGCAATCAAAATTGGCAGCGTTGGGACTTACAACCGATGAGATCGCTGCACTATTGAAATGAATTATCCAACGGGAACAAACGCTCGCTTGATCGAAGTTGCCGCAGCTGAAATCGGCACAATCGAAGAAGGCGACAACCTGACCAAATATGGCAAATTTACTAAGGCTGACGGTTTGCCCTGGTGTGGCAGTTTCGTCAATTGGTGCGCTGCGCAGGCTGGCGTCAAAATTCATTCAGTGGTCAGCACTGCAGTAGGCGCGCATAGATTTAAGGAAATCAACCGCTGGTCGAACATTCCTCAATTGGGCTATTTGGCATTCATGGATTTTCCACATGATGGCGTTGATCGCATTTCACACATTGGAATTGTTGTTGGATTAATTGACAATAAAACATGTTTGACGATCGAAGGCAACACCAGTGGCACGGGCGACCAGCGCAATGGTGGAATGGTGATGATCAAAGTCCGGGGATTTGGTGAAGGCAAGGAAATCGTTGGTTTTGGTATTCCTAAATTCACGCCTTACAAGGGAGAATTTCCTAGTGTTGAAATGCCAAAAACGGCAGATAAACCAAAGAAGGAGAAAACCAAATGGAACAAGCCAAAGCCCTAGCAGCCTCATGGGGTAGATCATTTTTAGCTGCTGCGCTTGCCTTATACATGGCAGGTGTGACAGACCCAAAAACCCTTGCAATGGCAGGGGTTGCAGCGGTCGCGCCAGTGATTTTGCGCTGGCTTAATCCAAACGACAAAGCCTTCGGTTCAACGGGGAAGTGAACCGCAGATTCGCAGCGGCAGGGTTGGTCTGGGCACTTGCACTAACCCTGACCGCTTGCGGGTATCAGGGTTGGACACGTTATGAATGCCAGGAATACGAAAACTGGGAAAACCCAGAATGCCAAAAACCGCAGTGCGTCCCTACTGGAACTTGCACTGACGACATCATTGGAAAAGAATTTACAAAAACCGTACCGACGCCGCACCCCTGAGGACGTCCACGCGCAACTGATTTTGATTATTGGTTCAACCCTGGCACTGGTTTTTTTGGTCGTGACCGTTGGCATAACTTATGCGCTTATATTCGTAACCCAGCCAATCGGCGCCCAGGCGCCCAACGACGCAGCATTTATTGACCTATTGAAAACCCTGGCCATTTTCTTGACTGGTTCATTGGGTGGCGTACTGGCGGGTAACGGGTTGAAATCCAAGTCCAAGCCAACGGACACGCCGACAAACACGCAAGGTTCTTGACCGCGCGCCAATCATGCGTCACCCTGATCTCAGGTGGTAGCACTTACCACCTAGAATCGGGAGAATTCAAAATGACAATCGAACAAATCATTGGTTTTGCCTTAATCGGGCAACTAACCCTTAGCACAATTATTTAATCAATTGGCTAT